GCATTCTTCGAAACTACGAAACAATCATGGAGCACTTGGCATGACAACAGTGTACATCGTTGTTTCGCCAGGCCGAGAGCAATTGGCAAAAGTAACACAAAATGATATTGCAATTGTAGATGCAACAGTAAAGTCTGTATTGGTTGAAACAAGTGCAGATCCATTGGAACAGCTTTCCCAGCTGGCACGACTTGAATTTGAGTCTGGCGACATACTTTGTCTAGCTGGATTGTGCCCACGCAGGACAACATTTGAATTTGCTAACATAGCCAAGTCTCGCAACGAAAACTATATGCCCGGAACCGGCATTGACCATCGAGGCATGGATCTCCCCAACGGTAAAATATATCATAGAGCAGCAATTGAAAAGAATCTGTACGCAGTGTGGCCTTACGTTGCAGTCATTGGCAATCCAGAAACAGCAGCACTGAGTTTCGAAGTTGTAGCACTTCTTGACAAGTCACTGTACTGGGCGAACTATGAACCTGAAACTCCATTGCTTGAACATTTACTTGCTGTGTCTGCTTCCACTGGATACTGGACATCGCCCACTTGGTTTAAAGTAGTTGACATGAGCATGCGCGATTTAGAAGTAGCACCAGTCATGTACGCAAATCATGCATGGGATGATTGGATTGCATTTTATCCAGCCAATGGAAATTTTAAACTTGAAAATCATTCGCAAGTAAATCCAGTTTGGTTAGCTGGTAGCGTTAAGCCACTGGAGTACTGGCGCAATGGCTAAAATTAAATTTGAATTACGTACACGCAAAAAGCAAATTCCCGAACTTTGGACTATTAATTACAATATAGACAATGGACAAATTAAGTCAATTGAGCCCGGACAATTAAAAGAAGCTGGTAGTCTTATTGTTGGGTATAGTAAAGTAAAAGATCTACTAGCAGGCAAGTCAAATCAGAACGATTTCAAAGTTGCATTCAGTGACACAATTGGGGCACTTGACCTAGTCAATGTAAAGCAACACGAAGTATTTAAGAAAACACACAAATGGAAAGGCTGGTTAAGCACCAGCGAGTATCAAGGAAACCCACTTAGTGATTTACGTGTCACGCTGTTCAATGACACAGGTATAATTCGAATTGAAGCAACTAGTGTGTGGGTAACTGCTTTGCGCGAACGACTGGCAATTGATTTTACAGACGAGTCGTTGCAACTGTTTATTACCGACGAAGAAGATCCTCATCAATTATTTGGGCAACTTAGTGTCAAGTTAATTGACATTGCTGACCGCGGATATTATGAAAGTAGACTTTGGTCTGTTATGGATCACGACTTGGTCAAAGACATACTATTCAAAGGCCAGCGCATACGAATTAATACGCCACCTATTGCCAGCAGTATGTTTTTTACTCGATTGTCAGAGTACTCTGCCTTCAATGGCATAGTAGACGGGCAAACAGTTATGAGTCATTCTGGTCCAGGTAAGCATGTATCACTGTATCTTAAAGATGGTGGACTATGGGCTTGCAGTTATTATCAGCCTGGTTCCCCGTTGGAGCAGTTGGTTGGCAATTTAAAAATTGCGATACTGGCCGGTGACGACCCTGATAACTTTTATGGTTGGGCCGAATTGCCAGTTCTTATGCTCAAGCAACCGTTTGCATTTGAAGTGCTTGACAAATGGCCGTATCAGACCACTCCGCATGTGTTATATAAAGCAAGTAATATCGATATAGGAGCATTAATTTGAAAACCGCAATTACAGAATTTGATGTAGTGTTTATCAGCTACGACGAGCCAAATGCAGATGAGAATTATGCAGACCTATTGGAAAAGTGTCCATGGGCCAAACGTAGTCACGGTGTATATGGTAGCGATGCTTGCCACAAAGCAGCGGCCAAGCTAGCCGAGACAGAACGCTTTATTACAATTGATGCTGATAACAAAGTGCGAGATGACTTCTTTGAAATGGAACTGGATTTAAGCAAGTTTGATCGCAGTGACGTATTAAGCTGGAGCGGTAAAAACGTTGTCAATGGATTGGTATATGGCAACGGTGGCATCAAGCTTTGGCCCAAAAAAGTTGTAGAACAAATGCGAACACACGAAGCAGTTGATTCCGGTGCAGGTGCAGTTGACTTTTGTTGGGATATTCACTATCATCAGTTAAACAACATCTACTCGGATGTTTACAATAACAGTACTCCATATCAAGCATATCGTGCAGGCTTCCGCGAAGGCGTTAAGCTAGCTCTTATCAATGGGCAACCAATGGACTGGCGTCAAATTGCAGACCGTAACAACTTTAAAAATCATCGTAGACTGTTAGTTTGGATGAGTGTTGGTGCTGATGTGCAGAACGGATTGTGGGCCATGTACGGCGCACGTTTAGGTTGCTATATGACCAACTTACGCAAAGATTGGGATTACAAATTAGTAGCTGACTTTGAGTGGCACAATCAGTATTGGGCCGAAACAGTTATGCCAATGTTTGCTGGAACAGAAGAAACATGTCCAGTATCAAAATATTCTTACAGCGTAGAAAAGTTAACAAGTGAAACTCAGCGTTTAGGAAAACTACTAAAGCAAGATTTGAGATTGGAAATTGCTGACTTAGACGAAGCAGGATCAAAGTTTTTTAAAGCAAGCTACTTTAACCCGCACCGCCTTGGCCCAATGGTCAAGGAAAGCGATGTTGAACAATTTATTGCGGAGTAAGCTTTGCTAGATGTTTTCTTTATTTCAATGGGAGAAGAAGGCAGCGAAGCCAATTGGCAACGACTGTTAGAATTTGTTCCAAATGCAAAGCGAGTAGAAAACGTTATTGGCATTTATAATGTTCATAGAGAATGTGCTATGCGTAGCTCAACTGACAATTTTTGGGTTGTAGATGCAGATGCTTGGATATTGGACTACTTTGATTTTACGTGGGAACCAGATCCTGCCGCAGTGCATTGGGGTGTTCCTGAAAATGAATGTGTTGTGATTTGGCCCAGTATCAATCCAGTCAATGATCTAGTGTACGGCTATGGAGCAGTAAAAGTATTTTCACGTACTCCGTTTATCAATAAAAATAAGTGGGCAATTGATATGTCCACATCGTTATCTGATGTTGTAATTGCCAAAGATATTATCAGTTGCGAAACAAGATTTAATACTACCCCAGAGTCTGCATGGATTGGAGCATTTCGAGAATGTGCAAAGCTTGCGTCACTTGCGTCAGTTAAAATTCGCATACGTAAAAGTATTGCAAAACAAAATGCAGAGCTAGATGCAGTAACTGACTTTTTGAATACACAAGATTTTACAATAGACAAGAAGACCAATTATCGTAATACGCAAAGTGTATTAATCAGAGACAGATTCAAACAGGAAACTGACATTTTCAGTTACTGGCAAGAAATTGAAACATGCAGTTATCAACGTTTAGTCTGGTGTACACACGGCTGGAATAAACCCAATGGAAAGTATTCCATTATTGGGGCACAAGCAGGTGCAGAATTTGGGCTAAAATACAGTGACGATTTATCAATTTTAAATCGTATCAATGACTGGGACTGGTTGAAAAAGGAATTTAAAAATGTCAATGTTTAACATGGCTGCAAAGGCAGCAAGTCGCAATACAGTCTCTAACTTTCCTGTAGTGTTCCTAAGCTTCGACGAGCCCAATGCAGATGTGCATTGGGCATTATTGAAACAAGTGACTCCACATAACAATATTGCAAGAGTACACGGGGTGGTTGGTTTTGATGCTGCCCATAAAGCCGCTGCCGCTGCATTTCCCAACAGTGAATATGTTATCACTGTAGATGCAGACAACCAAGTTGACCCAAAATTCTTTACTAAGCAACTACCTCAACACATGGACGGACAAGTTAGCTATACATGGGGCGGCCGTCAAGTAACCAATGGCCTTATGTACGGCAATGGTGGATTGAAAATGTGGAGTACAGAGCATCTTGCCAATATGAAGAGCCATGAGCTGGCTGACGAAGAACGTGATGCAGTTGACTTTTGCTGGGACTTTCGACGCTATAAAGAATTGCCAGGTTGTTTTTCTAATGTGCATACAAACGGAAGTCCGTATCAGGCATTTCGTGTGGGGTTCCGCGAAGGTGTAAAGTTATCAATGGAGCAAGGCCGTGTGCTGGCATTTGATGAATGGTCCTCTACAATGCATGCTGCCAACTATCAACGACTACTAACATGGATGACAGTAGGAGCAGATGTTGAACACGGTATATGGAGTGTGTACGGCGCAAGG